GTACATGATCGACCGGAACATTGAGAAGCAGACCAAGCGCCAACGCATTTTGAAGCTTCCCATGCTAGCAGGGCCTGATGACATCCTAGGTCGGGCTGAGGGGGACAGGCTCTGGCCAGAGTGGTTCACTAATGAGATGGTGATCGACGCGCAGCGGGATGACTTCAAGTGGAAGACCCTGTATCAACAAGAACCTCCGTCTGACGACGGGTCATGGGTCACCCCAGATGAGATCAAGATCGTCGACATAGTACCAGCTGACCTCAAGCATTACCTGCTCTCCGACCTTGCCCTGAGTGTCAACAGCGGGGACTACTCAGTCCACATTGCCGCGGGCATGGACGACAAGGGCGACGCATATGTAGTGGACGCCTGGCGCTCCCGTTGCTCCATTGAGGTCACCGCCGATAAGCACATTGAGATGTCCACCACATACTCCCCGTTGGAGTCATTAATTGACGACGACAACGCGGCCAAGGTCTATGTACAATTGCTGGCCTCACGGTGTCGTGAGACAGGCACCTCCGTACCGTGGAAGACCCTTCCCATGCGGGGACAGGACAAGGAGACCAGGGCAGCCCCTCTCAGGGGCATGTTCAAGCGGGGCAAAGTGTTTCTGAAGAGGGCTCCATGGAACGCCTGGCTCATCAAGGAGTTGCTGTCATTCCCTAACGCCATGGGAGAGGGGGTGGACGACGGCATTGACGCTTTGGGGCTGCTCGGCCGCAGGTTGGCCTCCCTTGCTCGCCCCTCGGTAGCAGTGGAGAAGCCCCGCGCCAAATACGCCAATGAGCTCACAATGGATGAGTTGTGGGAATGTCAAATTAAAATCAGTGGGAGCAGAATATGAGTGAGATGTCAGCCATACCCCAGAACCAATTGGCGGGGGTGCTTGCCGCTATCCTCAAGGGGGGTAAGGATGCTTTGAACTACCCAGGCAAGTTGCCTGAAAGTGTACCCCTCCTGGGGGGTATGGGAGCAGGTGACCTTGTCTTTGGTAAGGGCCCAGAGTTGATGGAGGACATGTCCTACGGGTTTCCCCCATACAAGGGTACAGGCATGGCTACCAAGGTCGATCCCCGTACTGTTGACCTTGCTCTGGCCCCTGGCATGGGTACCGCGGCCTCATTGGTCCTTCGAGGGGGCAAGGCGGCTCCCAAAGCGATAGCGAAGGCAATTAAGCCGGCAGAAGGGGAGGTGTTGTACCGCGCAGGAGATGGGGCATTCTTCAATGCCGATAAGGCAGCCGTGGACCAATTTGGGCAAGCATTTGGGGGCAAGGTAGGAGCCCACAGGGTTATTCCTCGCAGATCAGCTTCCGATGCTGACGTGGAAAGCATGGCCAAGCGGTTGGGCATGTACCAAGAGGGCACCCCTGTTGGCCAGTATTTGGAGCAAGGGGACAATGCAGTATTTGACAACTCGGCCCAATTGGTGGAGGAGTTGAGGAATATGGGGTTCGATAGTGCGCGCATTAATGACGGGTTATCCAAGCACCCATCGTTGGTGGCCCTTGACCCTAGTATAGTACAACCAGCAGAAGAATTTGCTGGGGCAGGTCGCAGGGACTTCATGAAGAAGGCAGCCGGTCTTACTGCTGGCGGCGTTGCGGCCGCGGTCACTCCTGACATGCTGATGCAAGCCCTCAAGAAGGCACCTGCCCTAGCAGGCAAGGAGGCCATCCCAGCCGCGGCAGTGCAAGCGGCTAAGTCGGCATGGACTCCTGAGTTGATCAGGTCAGCAATACCTAAGTTGTCTATGAGCCATATGGGGGGTGATGCCGTTCACTATACGGATGAGTTGGCTGACGCTATCAAAAAGAGGTACGCCACTCCAGATGAGTTCATTAATGAGCAGAAGACTATGGAACGTTGGTCTGAGGGAGATTTTGACGTACATACTCCAGAGTCCAACGCAGCTATCAAAGCCGAATTGGAGGCTCACCCAGATTATAACTACCAGGACCCATCCTATGGCGTGGGGTGGGATAAGTACAACGAGATACGGGCTAAGCATCAACCGACCCCCCGGCGCGATAAGTGGTACGAGGGAGTAGATTGGCTGCAAAAAAACTATCCTGTGGAGGAACTGGATCGCATCATTAAGTCTGGCAAGTATCCTACTGAATGGGCGGCTAAAGGTATCACCCCTGAGCAAGTTGCATATGCCAGGTTTCCCATTAGAGGCCCTGGGTACTCTCCAGTACGTCCTGAGGATGAATTGGTGGATGCCCTCTATAGGCATGCTGAAATGGCAGTCGATAAACTAGACCACCCCAATACTATACGACCAGATCTATTTGAAGGGATGTAACCATGAGCGTACCAAGCACCGGCAGCGATGCCAATACAGTTGACTCCCTGAAGAAGTTGGAGTCCACCCCCGAGGGGCAGCGCCAACGGTGGTCAGCGGAGATTACTGCTGCTGAAAAGGAACTGGAGAAGTGGCAGGGATCAGGCAATCGTGTCGTCAAGAAGTACATTGATGACCGCGATGCCGTCGAGACTTCCCAGAAGTGGGTCAATCTGTTCAACACCAACGTAGGCATCATGGAGGCGTCACTGTATGCCAACCTCCCAACAGTTGATGTATCGCGCAAGTTCTTCGATATGCATGACGATGTGGGGCGCGTGGCGGGAATCATCCTCCAACGTGCCATCCAACAGGATATGGCCGAACCCGAATGTGACTTTGACCAGGTTCTACGCCACGCAGTCTCGGACAGACTCATTCCAGGCCTGGGTACGGCTTGGGTACGACTCATTACGGAGACTGAGGACACGCCAGCACTTGAGGACGGCACAACGCCTCTCGATGACGAAGGGAACCCGCTACAGCGCATATCCAACCAGGAAGTAGTCATTGACTATGTCTATTGGGAGGACTTCCTGTGGTCGCCCTGCCGCGTGTGGGCAGATCGTCGATGGGTGGCGCGGAAAGTCCCCATGACGCGGGATGCCTGCATCGAACGGTGGGGTGAGGATGTCGGCAAGCAAATCCCGATGGACTATAAGTCCTCATGGAAGAACGCTGACGGCCAGAAAATCAACCCCGCGAACGTCATCATGAAGCGGGCCTGTATTTATGAGATATGGGACTTGGAGAAGAAGCAGGTCATCTGGTTTAGCAAGGGGTACAAAGAAGGGTTGTTGGAGGTCAAGGATGACCCCCTGCAATTGGCTGAGCACTTCGAGCCGTGCCCCAAGCCGCTGTTCGCCAATCTGACCACCTCCAATTGTGTGCCGAAGCCAGACTTCGCCATGCTCCAGGATCAGTACAATGAACTCGACGAAACCAACAACCGCATCTCCCTCCTCGTCATCGCCTGCAAGGTCACGGGCGTGTATGACCGTAGCGCCGATGGAGTGCAGAGAATGCTTACTGAGGGGAGCGATAACACCCTCATTCCTGTCGATAACTGGGCTATGTTCGCCGAAAAAGGAGGCATCAAGGGACAGGTCGATTGGCTCCCCCTTGACGTTGTAGTTCAAGCCCTCGGGGAGCTCAATAAGCATCGTGAAGCGATCAAGGGTCAGATTTACGAACTGACCGGCATCAGCGACATCGTTCGCGGCTCCAGCAAGGCCAGCGAAACCCTCGGCGCGCAGGAACTTAAAGCCAAGTTTGCATCGGTGCGCATCCAGAAGTTGCAGGACGAGGTGACGCGCTTTGCCGAGGAGATTCTGCAAATCAAGGCCGAGATTCTGGTCAGGCACTTCGACCCTATGATCTTGGCGAAGATGGCGAACGTCGAGCAAATGGCGCCCGAGGATCGGCAGTTCGTCATCCCCGCCCTCCAACTGTTGAAGGGGCCGGAACAGGAGATGGAATGGCGCGTCACCATCCAGGCCGACTCGATGGCGATGATCGACTACAACCAGCAGAAAACTGAGCGTAGCGAACTGTTGAATGCCTCGGCCACGTTCCTGCAATCGGCCGCCAGTGTCGGTCAGGGCAACCCCTCATTGACCCCCCTCATGCTTCAACTGTTGCAGTTCGGCGTGTCGGGCTTCCGCATCGGCAAGGACATGGAGGGGGTGTTCGACAAGTACATCTCCGAACTGGAGGCCCAGGTCGAGCAGCAGAAGCAGCAACCTCCCCCGCCCGATCCGGCGATGGTCAAGGCCCAGGCTGACGCGGCGGCCAAGCAGCAGGATGCACAGTTGAAGCAGCAGATGCAACAGGCTGAACTGGCAGCCGACGCCCAACGCTTGCAGATGGAGGCAGCGGCCAAGCAGCAAGAGATGCAGATGGAGCAGCAGAAGTTCGCGATGGAGATGCGTCAGCAGATGCAGGAGTTCATGCTCACCATGCAGCAGATGCGTGAGGAGTTCGCACTCCAGATGCAGATGGACAAAGATAGGGCAGATGCGGATATAGCAGCTACCAAGGCCAAGGCGGCGGCACAACCCAAGGGGGATCAATCATGAGCGCCGAGCCCAAGGAGGAAGTGGATGACTAAATACAGGGCGACTTATGACAAACACGGCAAAGCAACCGAGTGGGTCGATGGAGAACTGGTCTGGATCAGACCCGATCTATCGGCCCCCTCCGAGCATGGCGGAATATCAGCAACGATATTTGGAG